AATAAAGGTTATGACAGTTCAAGAAGTTAAAAATTTCAGAGTTGATTTTGAAAATGCAGTTACAGAATTGCAAAAAAAGTATGGTGTTAATATTAGCACAGGTGCTATCCGTTATTCAGATAGTGAATTAAGATTTAAAGTTACCGCTCGTAAAGGTAAAGTTACTCCTAAATTAACTAAAGAAGCTTTCCAAGTGGGAGATGTTGTTAAAATTAATCATAAAAGTGCTATTGGTAAGCAATTTAAAATTGAAAAAATTATGACTAAAAACATTAGGGTTACAGAAATTAATCTTCCTAAAGGTCGTATTGGAGGTCAAGTTAGAGTTTCACCAAGTTTATTAGAAAAGCTTTAAAAGTAATGCACGGGAAGCTTGGCTTCCCGGGCTATCTTTCGTATATTCAAGTATATTAATAATTAAATAAATCAAAGTTATGTTAAATTACACAAATTCAGAGTTTAAAAGTTTAGAAGAGTTAAAAGAAATCGCTCCAAGTATTTTTACCCAAGTTGGTTCAGAAAATACAAGTGATAAGTACACCCACATTCCAACTGATCAAGTGATCAAAGATATGGAATTATTAGGTTGGGGAGTTGTTGATGCAAAAGAAGTTAAATCTAGAAAAGAATCAACAAATGGTTTCCAAAAACATTTAGTTGTTTTTAGAAATAATGATGTTGTTATTAATGGTGAAGATGGTGATACTGTTTACCCACAAGTATTACTTACAAATTCACATGATGGAAAAAATTCATTCCAATTTACAGCTGGATTGTTTAGAATGATTTGTGAAAATGGTTTAGTTATAGCTACAGATACATTTGAGGATATTAAGATTCGTCATATGGGTTATGATTTTTCAACTTTACAAGATACTATTAAAGAAATGGTTGAAAAATTACCTTTAACTGTTGAAGCAATGAATAAGATGAAAGAAGTTGAATTACAAGAAGAACAAATGTTTGATCTTGCTAAATCGTTTCTAAATATTAGAGTAGAAGGTACGGAAAATACCTTTGATGATCAAGCAATTGAAGAAGTTTTAGAAGCTCAACGTTCAAAAGATGAAGGTAATATGCTTTGGGAAGTATTTAATCGTGTTCAGGAAAATATTATTGAAGGTAATTTCGAATATATTACAAAAACAGGAAAAAAACGTCAAGCTCGAGTTATTAAAAACTTTAAGCAAGATCAGATTGTAAATAAAAAAATGTTTAGTAAAGCTTTAGAATTTGCAGCATAATGAAAAAGTTAATTTACATAAGTTTAGTAATTTCCCTCCTTGCATGTAGTAAGGAGGAGATTACTTTATCTCCATATCCATGTTTAGATGGAAATTGTGATACCTTCTTTTATATTGACCCCGTAGTTTCTCCTGGGGTGTATCAAGATGGGAATGGATATTGGCATATTCAACATTGGGGATATCAATATTTTACTATTAAAGGTGAACTAGATGAAATACATCCAGATTATATTATTAATGGTACTCCTTTAGTTGAAACTATATTTGATTCCAATTATTGGCTTTGGATAAATGGTCTTACTTTTACAGTACCCTTGTATAGTGTTCTTGGTTTTTTTACTAGTGGGGATTATTTAAATCCTATTCCTGTTGGAAATTTAACCTATACTATTGAAAATATGACTGAACTCCATCCTCCACTTAATATTGTAGGTTATGAGGTTAGTAAACACCAATGTTTAGATTGTCCTTATACTTCTGAATTGTTAGGTACACGTAGTAAATACACTACATTTCCCCAACAACAAATTTTCTTTGATAATCAAATGGTAGGGGACACAGCTACTATATTTATAAAAACTATATTTAATACCGATATAGGGCCTAAAGCTGAAGTTGAAAAAGAACTTAATATTATATTTGACTAATGAATTACCAAATTAAAGAAAGATTATATTATAAAGTAAATAAAGCTATTGATTCTTTGGAATCACGAGATATTAATGGTACCTTACTTATATTAGAAAGTTTAAGAAAAGAAATACAAGATAAAATTTACGATTAAAATTATGGAAAAACAAACATTAGAAGAACAAAAAGCAGAATTAATTAATGATTTATTAGCAGTTAGTACTGTAATGGATGAATTATGGGATTACCACCCAGATAACCCTAATAAAAAAGATGTTGTTCATGAATATAAAGTCTTGGAAAAGATTTTAAAGGATGTAGAACAGGAAATTAAGGAATTAGAGAATTAATTTACATATTTATAATTAAATGACATTAATGATAGATAAAAATAAAATATTTCAACTATTTGTAGATGGTAAGGAAATCGAAGATGATAAGACCAAACAAGAAATAAAAGATTTTATGAATGGACCTTATGCTAAAATAGGGATGTTTGTTAAACTCATTCAAAATCATGAAATATTCCATAAAAAATTAGAAAAATTTCTTAAACAAGAACAACCAGATTATAATGTTGAATCTACTAAGGAAGCATCTGAATATACTGTCTATCACAGGGCTTGGAGTTATATAAAGCAAATTAATTTAGATCAAAAAGATGATATTAATGCTATTATAAATTTTAATCCAAAAATATTTCTTAAAACTTTAGACAGCGCAATCCAATTTTTTGAATCATATGAAGAATATGAAAAATGCGCACATATATATAAAATCAAAGAAATAGTTAAAGCAGTTTAAAAATAATTAGGTTCCCCAAAAATCTATTCGTACATTAGTATTACAGGTTTTGTAAGAAAAGGGAATAAGAAGGGATTGGAAATAAAGGTAATAAAAGGGGTTAAGGAATACCCTGTTAATCAATATAAATATATTATGAAAAACAAAGATTATGTAATTCAATTATTAGAAAAATTAGAGGGTAAATTTGCCCAATTAGATTTTATCACTACCAGACAAGAACCATTAGAAACTTATAAAAAGGTACTTAATGAGGGTAAAGATATTATATCAGATGTAAAAACAGCAATTGAAAGATAAATAAATAAAGGGTTATGAAATTAACAGCAGAGCAAATTCAAGCAAATTGGGTTGAATTTAATACTAATATCGAAACATATATAACTGGTGATCGTAAACAGAAATTACTTGATTTCTATAAAAAATATGAAGATCGTATTATTCTAATGCCGGCATCCCATAAGAAAGAATACCATTCAGCATTCCCAGGTGGGTATGTAGATCACGTTAATAGAGTAGTAAAAGCCGCTTTATCCATGTCCGCTGTATGGGAAGGATTTGGTTGTGATATGACTACTTTTACCCAGGAAGAATTGGTATTTTCGGCGATTAATCATGATTTAGGTAAAATGGGAGATGAAGAACATGAATCTTACATACCTCAGACTGATCAATGGAGAAGGGATAAATTAGGTGAAGAATATATGCATAATAAGAAAATTGCATTTGCTTCTGTACCAGATCGTGGATTATTTTTATTACAATCATATGGGATACAATATACATTTAATGAAATGTTAGCTATCCAGACCCATGATGGTTTATATGATTCTGCTAATGAAAAATATTTAAAATCATTTATGCCAGAAACAAAACCTCGTACATCTTTACCATTTATATTACACCAAGCTGATATGATGGCTGCACGTATTGAATTTGAAATTGAATGGCTTCCAAAGTTTTCTAAAGATAGCGTGGCTATGCCAAAGAAGAATTATACATTGTCATCAAATAAAAAAACTAATACCAAATCTAAGGCACTTAATACAATTACAAGCCCAGGTTTAAAAAATATGTTAGATAATTTGTAATGATAGAAATCATAATTATTATATTAAGCTTATTAGTCGTTATCTTAGGATATACGACTTTTAACCTTTTACGTAAAAATGAAAGAGCAGAAGATATTATAATTCAATACAATGAATATATTGGTGAATTCAATAAACAACTTAAATTTACTAGTGATCGATTAAATAAAATTGATGCTAAAGGAATTTTTGAAAGTGATGATGAAATCGGTTGGTTTTTTAAACAAATAAAAAACTTACAAGACGGGATGAATAAGTTCCGAATCAACTAAATGGCACTACCTAAAAAAAGAAGAAAAAAGAGTAAAAACTACTTTACTCAAGAGACAGAGGACTATATTGTTAAATATAATAACCAACCTGATCCAGAAATAAGAAGTGTGATATATGAACAACATATTCATTATCCCTTTTTTAAGCTTACTCAAAATATAATTCATACTTTTAAATTTTATCATACTGAGGTTGAGAATTTAGAACATTTGCAACATGAAATAATAACCTTTTTATTGTCTAAGATGCATTTATTTGACCCTGGAAGGGGAGCAAAAGCCTATTCTTATTTTGGAACTATAGTAAAACGTTGGTTAATACTATATAACCAAAAAAATTACACTAAAAAAATAAAAAAAGTAGATGTAGATGTACTTACTAGTGAAAACTCAACCCATACTTATAAAATGGATGAGAATAAAACTAAAAGTGATTTAGATAAATATATAGATTTATTTGTAGATCATACTACTCAAAATATATTAGAACTTTTCCCAAAAAAGAATGATGCTCAAATAGCAGATGCTATTCTTGAATTATTCAGAAAAAGAGAAACATTAGAAGTATTTAATAAAAAAGCACTTTATATATACATTAGGGAAATGGTAGATGTAAAAACTCCAAAAATTACAAAAATAGCGGATAAATTACATGATGTATTTAAATCACAATATATTTTTTACCTAGAGAACGGTTACGCTAAATTCTAAATCCTTTTTATATTCATATTTATAATAAAATAATATTATGGGATCATTGGATAGTGTTGTATTTGGGAAGAAAAAATTTTCCAATATTTTAGAAGAAATATACAACAATCAAAAAAAGAAAGAAAAACAAATATCAGGTTTAATCTCTGAACTTAAACCCCTTATTAATGATATAGGTGATGCAACTTTAATTGTACCCCTTATAAAAGAATATATGGATATTGGTGTTCGTAACGATGAACAATTAATTAAAATGGCTACTATAGTACAACGTGCACTCAATAATAGTTCCAGCGAAGATTCTATGGGTATAACAGAAGAAGAAAAAGCAGATTTAATGGCTGAGTTAGACAAACTTAATAATAACTTCGAGGAAAAAAAGGAAAATAATGAATAAAGCAGGATTTGGTGGTTTAAATTCTACATTTAATGCAACAATCCAGAATAGAGAAGATATTTTTTCTCAACTAGATTCATTAAAAGCTCAATTTATTACTGCTAGAGTAACGGATATAATTATTAGTAATACTCATCCCCTATTTAATACTTATGGTGGGTGGAATGGGTTAGGTACTATATTTTTTGAGCCTATTTCTAATTTGGGATCAATTGAAGAAACAACTACTAATCCAACAGCAACCCCTTTATTACCTTATTTAAAAAATTATCCTTTAATTAATGAAATAGTAGTATTATTTAACCTTCCAGGTAAAAATGTAAGTCAAATTACAAATAATACTAATATATTACAATATTATTATCTTAATCCTGTAGGTATTTGGAATCACCCACATCATAATGCTTATCCTAATTCTTTAAGTACAAATAATCCTGGAAAAGAAGTAGATTATGAACAAATTGAAAGTGGTATAGTTCGTAGAGTTACAGATTTTTCAACAGATATAAAATTAAATAGCCCCTTATTAGAAAAAGGTTCATTTGTAGAAAAAACCAATATCCATCCTTTACTTCCCTTTGCTGGTGATAATATATATGAAGGTAGATGGGGAAATTCTATAAGGTTAGGTAGTACAGTTCCTAAAAATTCAATATCGGGTTCTTCTAATACTGATGATTATCAAAATAATTGGTCATTTGTTGGAAAAAATGGAGATCCTATTACAATATTAAGAAATGGTCAACCTAAAGATTCATCTGATGCTGGATGGTTGCCTATTATAGAAGATATAAAAGAAGATTTATCATCTATTTATATGACTTCATATCAACAGATCCCTTTAAGAGCAGCAAGTGAAAATTATTCTGCATTAAACCCAGAACCTTTATTACCCCGAGAATTTTTTAATCCCCAAATAATTTTAAACTCAAATCGTTTAATATTTAATGCTTCTTCTGATAGTATATTAGCAAGTGCTCAGGATTCAATTTCTTTGTCTTCAAATAATCAAATAGGACTTACTTCTAAAAATATAAATATTTCATCCCCAAGTATTAAAATAGGAGGTACAACTGCAGATGAACCTGCTTTACTAGGAGGTTCTTTTATACAACAATTTAGTATTTTAGTTGAGCAAATTCAAGTATTAGCTGTTGCTTTAAATGGTTTAGAAGGTTATGATATAAATGCAACCAACATTGAAACATCAGGTGTTGATTTAGCTGCTCAATCTTTAATGGATGTATGTAAAAATATAAAAAATTTACTACCAAAAGATGGTAAGATTACATCCCCATTATTATCTAATTCTATAAGACTAAAATAATGGCAAAAGATAATTCAAATCCAAATAATGTAGGTAGTTTAGGTACTCAATCCTATTTAGCTTCTTCATCTTTAATTAGACAAGGAACTAATGATATAGGATATATTAACATTTTATCTTTAAATGATGGTGCTTTAAAAACAGAAACTGTTGTAACTAGCACAGATTCAATACCTAATAAAATATCAGAAGCTTCAGATACTTTACCTAATGACCAATTAATAATTAATGCCTTAGATGAACTTCAAAAAGATATGAATGTTGATCCTGGTACTTATACTATTAGTTCTACAACCTATTATGAAGTACCTAATACAATTAAAAAAGAATATATAATTAAGGGTACTGTAATTGACTTTTATAAAAATGAAACTATAGCTAATGCTAATGTAATATTACCTCTTCCTGGGACTAAGTTTAGTACTAGAACAGATAAAAATGGAAGATTTAAAATTAAAGCTACCTACCCAGTTAATAAAGATACTGAAAAAGTTGCTATAAAACCCCCTATTTTAGTTACAGCAAAAGGATTTATTCCTCAAAAATTAACTCCGTATGCTTTAGATTCAACAGTAAGAGAAGATCTAAAAACTACAGAATTAAAATCTGTAAAGGGTTTAACGGATAAAGCTAAAGCCGATTTAGCAAGAACTAAAGCACAAACTATACTTTTAATACAAGCATTAGGCAAAAAAAGTACATTAAAAATTTTGCTAAAAATGTTTATTCAACAATGTAAAGAAAGATTAATACCTTTACTTTTAACTTTATTACAATCTTTTTTAATAGGTGAAATAATTAAATATCTAACTGGTCAAATCACCGCAGAAGAATGTGAAGGACCATGCCCATCCCCAGAAGAAGTAGAAAAAATAAAGGCAAAAAGAAATAGAATTGTAAAACAGTTAAATCAAATTTATAAAATGTTAAATACTGCTTTAATTATAGCAGGAATTTTAGGTGGATTATCAGCTTTACTTTTAATTGCTTCTCAAATTATTAAATCAATACCACTACCAACTTCTGTTCCTCCTGGTGTTGGTATCCCTACAAGTTTAATCCTTAGATTTCAAACCTTAATAACAAAACTAGAAACTTTATCTAAAACCATCTTCACCCTATCTTTAGGTATAGCAGGTGCATTACTTGTTTTATTAGGATTATTAAAACAAATAATTCAATTACTAAACTTATTAGACCAACAATTTGAAAGATGTAGTGATACCGAAGGGTTAGATGAACTTGATTTCCAATTAATCCCAGATGAAGCAGAATTAGATACTCCATCAAATGATACAGTAAATGGTTTTACTTTAACCACAGTAGCTGATAATAAAGGAATAGTTGGTTCATTACAAAAAAGATATGCTACGGCAACAGATTCATTAGGTGTTGTAGTTTTAAAAGGAGAACCATCATTTAGTGCAAGTGACCAAATTTTAATCGATGAACTTGCATTTTATATACGATCAAATGATTTAAAAGCAAACTAATCTAATATTTATAATAAATCAATATAACATGAAATTAAGTCAATTAAAAACTATTGTAAAAGATGCTGTAAAAGAGGCAATTCAAGAGGAAATGAAAGACATTCTTATGGAAGCTGTACGCTCTCCTAAACAAACTGTTTATGAAAATAGAATGGGTACTCCTACAACAAATGTAGCAGCACCAACCCCAATGAACCCAGTGATGCAATCATCACTTCCTGAAACCGATAAAGCAACATTAAGAGAAAATATGATGAATGTTTTAGATGGTATGAGACCTGGAGCTAATGGTACATTAAGTGCAAATACAAATAATATGCCTTTAAAAGTAGCAAGTGGTGATACAACATCTCCAAACGGAAGTTTACCTGAAGGAAATGTTAGTATGGATCAAATTATGGGATTAATGAAAGGTAAAGTATAGTATGGCATTTGGAGCACAAAGAATATTTCCCAATGACCAAAGACCTCAAGTAGCAATTGGTTTTAACCTTCCTATGAATGAAGGTGGGGTATTCACTCCTAATTATCAAACTAAACAAGCAATTAAAAACAATTTAATTAATTATTTTTTAACTAACCCAGGAGAAAGACCTGGTAATCCTACTTTTGGAGCAGGATTAAGAGAATATATTTTTTCTCAAATTGATAGTCAAGATTTAGATTATATTAGAGGTGATATACAACAAAAATTAATAGATTATTTTCCTAATGTAAGAGTAAATAATATAACAGTATTACCAGCAGAAGAAGAAAATACCATAAATATAACCATAACATATAGTGTAGCAGATACAAATATAAATGATACACTAAATTTAAGCTTTAACTAATGGCAATAAGAAGAAATATAAATTATACGAATAAAAATTTTAGAGACTATCGTTCTCAATTAATTAATTATTCCCAAACCTATTTTCCAAATACCTATACAGATTTTACAGAAACTTCTCCAGGTATGATGTTTATAGAGCAGGCTACTTATGTTGGTGATGTTTTATCTTTTTATTTAGATAACCAGGTTCAAGAGAATTTTTTACAATACGCTAGACAAAGTAGTAATTTATATGATTTATCTTATATGTACGGCTATAAACCTAAAGTAACAGGTTTATCTTCTGTTGAATTATCATTTTATCAATTAGTTCCATCTAAGATATCGTCAAGTATAGATTCAGGAGGAAATACAAATAACCTTTATGTTCCTGACTTTAGTTATGCTCTTTATATTGGAGCTAATACTACTTGTCAAACAGATAATAGTATATCTTTTACTATAGAAGATCCAGTTGATTTTACAATATCTGGTTCATCTGATCCAACTAATATAAGTGTTGCTCAAGTATCTAATAATGAACCTACTTATTATTTACTAAAGAAAAAAAGAAATGCATTATCTGGAGCTATAAAAAATCAAACTTTTTCATTTAATGAACCTCAGGAATTCCCTACAGTAGTACTAGAAGATAATAATATAGGAGGTATATTAGATTGTATTGATAGTCAAGGTAATCAATGGTTTGAAGTAGATTATTTAGGACAAGAACAAATATTTACAAATATAAAAAATGTAAATGTAAATGATCCTAATAATTATGCTGAGAGTGATAATGCTCCTTATTTACTTCAAACTAAACAGGTACAAAATAGATTTGCTACTAGATTTTTATCTTCCAATCAACTTCAAATACAATTTGGATCAGGAAATCCTGCAGATACAGATGAAGATATAATTCCTAACCCTTTTAATGTAGGTTTAGGATTACCTTTTGAACGTAATAAATTAACAACTGCTTATTCTCCAACTAATTTTATATTTACTAATACTTATGGAATAGCACCTAGTTTTACTACTTTATCAATTAGATATTTAAAAGGGGGAGGTGTTTCTTCTAATGTAGCTGCTAATAGAATTACAAAAATAAATACTAATAATACTAGATTCCAAACACAAACACTTAACTCTACAGTAGCTCAAACAGTATTTGATTCAATACAAGTAAATAATGAATCCGCGGCTAGTGGAGGTAGTAATGGAGATTCAACCGAAGAATTAAGACAAAATTCTTTATCCCAAATATCAAGTCAGTTACGAAATGTAACTGCAGATGATTATTTAGTAAGAGCCTTAAGCATGCCAGCAAAATTTGGTATTATTTCTAAGGCAATTACTCAAAAACCAAAAGCAAATGATCCTAATACTACTTTAGATTTATATGTTTTATCCCAAGATTTAAATGGTAATTTAACATATGCTTCTGATGCTTTAAAATCAAACTTAAGAACCTATATTAATCAATATAGAATGATAGGGGATACTATTAATATAAAAGATGCTTTTATAATTAATATATGTATTAATTACGAAATAATAACTCTCCCAGATTTTAATAATAGTAATGTATTAACTGCTTGTAATGTTGCTTTACAAAATATTTTTAATATAAATAGTTGGCAAATTAACCAACCTATATTATTAAGAGATATAAGTACAGCATTAGACGGTGTTCAAGGAGTTCAAACAGTAACAAATATATCTATTTCAAATAAAGCTGGAACACAATCTGGATATTCAAAATATGGATATGATGTAACTGGAGCTTTACAAAATGGTACTATATTTCCTTCTATTGATCCAATGATATTTGAAGTAAAATATCCTAACACTGATATAGTAGGTAGAGTAGTTAGTTTAGGACAAGGTGGAGGAAGTACAACAAATGGTGGAGGTAGAAATTATTAAAACATAAACAATGGCAGTATATAAAATTTTCCCACTTCAAGATGCAACCATGTATTCAAGATATCCTCTTACAAATACAGGTATAGATTCTATTCTTGAAATTTCAAATCTTAATCCTACAACAATAGGAACACCTGTTGTTGCTAGACCTATTATTCAATTTGATCAATCCCAAATTAATGATGTTATAAACACTTTAAATACTGGTTCTACTGCAATATCTGCAAGTTTAAAATCATTTATTTCAACAGCTAATGGTATAGTGATGAAATCTGATTTATATGTATATCCTATCTCAGGATCTTGGAATAATGGAAGTGGTGAATATTCAGATAGCCCACCTACAACTAATGGTGTTAGTTGGGAATTTAGATCAAATAACGGGTCTAATGCTTGGTCTACTAATAATTTCGCAACTAATGTTACAGCTTCATTTATAACGGCATCTGAAGGTGGTGGTACATGGTATACAGCATCTAGTGATACTAGACTTAATTTAGAATATTCTCAATCTTTTAATTTAAGAACTGAAAAAGATATAAATGTAGATGTAACAGATATAGTTAAAACATGGTACTCTAGTTCATATAACATACCTGGTACTTATACTGAGATAGAAAATAATGGGTTTATTTTAAAATGGAGTGATGAAATTGAATTTGATTCTAATTTATCTATCCAACCTAAAATGCAATTTTATTCTGTTGATACAAATACCATATATCCTCCTCAATTAGAAATAAAATGGAGAGATTATAAATATTCTACAAATTTACCTATAATTAATACACCTGATTTATATCTAGCTATTGATAATAATCAAGGAGTATTTTATAGTGAAAGTATTAATCAATTTAGAATAAACTGCAGACCAGAATTTCCAACTAGAACTTTTCAAACCTCTTCTGTGTATACTGATAATTTTGCTTTACCACAAGAATCATATTATGCTATAAAAGATTTAGATACAAATGAATATATTATAAATTTTGATGAAGAATTTACTCAAATTAGTTGTGATTCCACAGGAAGTTATTTTACATTATATATGAATGGACTAGAACCTGAAAGATATTATGAAATATTAATTCAAACTACTGTAGATAATAATACTATAGTAAAAGATGATCAATATTATTTTAAAGTTGTAAATGGTTAAATATTATGCAAACTGAAAACATTGATTTAAAAAAAGAAGTTTTTAATAAAACTCAATATGAACAAGTAATTGATACCAATTTTTCTCAATTAGGCGTCCCTTCAGTTAGTGCTAGTGCTGAAGATACAATAAGTGTTGAAGAATTTTTTTCAAATTATAATGCTATTTTTTATGATATACCACCTAATGGGGATACTAATTCACATCAATTTTTAGTAGAACAAAGTGGTCAATATATTAATTTTGATGATTTATCAGCAGAAATTATAGCACTACAAGAAGAAATTGCAGGTTTAAGAAAAGAATTACTAGCAGAACAAATAAAAGTATTAGAATTAGAATCTGGAGTTTCATTTGATACTGGTTCTTTAGATTTAGGAGTAGATAATAACCCATTAACAAATATTTCTAGTAATATAGTAGCAGGTGGTGCATCAGCAAATAGTGGAACAGATACAAATACTAGTGTTTATTAATAGCAACATTAAATGGAAAAAAACATAGTCATAAATACCGTAGATCCTCAAACATTTGAATTTCAAGATTATTCTACTTCAGATGAAACTTTAATTGCTAATAACAGTTTAGATACTGCTTTTACTGCCTCTAGTGATTATATTGAAGCCTACATATATGATGGGAACCAAAATAGAATTTCAAGTCAAGTTCCTTATACTAATTATAGTGTTACTGAAGGAGATATAGTATTAAAACCCTCTAATGATTTAGAAAGATTAGGTTTTGATATGGGTTCATATTATATATCATATGACTTTTATAGACCAAGATTAGGTTCTACTTTAAATACCCAATATTATATAAGTGAAATTAGTTCGGATAGAACTGAAATTCGATTAGATAGTACCCAAATTACTAATGAATTATTAATAAGTTCTAGTTTAGAATTTATAGCATATAGAGATGAAGCAGAATATTTTGTAGATTTTTTCCTTAATTTTGGTAACAATCAACAAGTAATTGCTAATAATATTGAACTAGATTTAGAAGATGAATTAAACCCTACGGTTTTAATTAAATTGTATGAACCTCTTCCTAGTAATTTTACAACAAAATCTCAATGTACCGTTGTAGAACAAATATCTACACCTCAATCTTATAATGTTGTTTTTCCTCCATTAGATTTTACACCAGATGATTTTAGTTATATATCAGGCCCTAATTATAGTTTAAATATTAAAGGAGAATCAGGTACTCCTGGAATGGATTTTTCATATAATACTTTAGTAGAATCTGATTTAACGTCTTCTTTTAATCAAATAAATAGTTTACTTACTCGTAAAGAAATTGATATTAATATTAATTATGAAGATTATAATGATTTTATTTACTTTTCTTCTGCCTATACCAGATTACAAAACTTTTATCATAAAGTAGGAGTAATACAATCTGCTAGTTTACAGTTAGGTAAAATTACCTCAGCAACAACTGGCTCAGAAATTTATAGTTCTAGTCAAGCAGTATTTAGTCAAACAATTCAAGATACTATTAAAAATTTTGATGGTTATGAATATTTTCTTTACTTTAACAGTGGATCAGATTCTTCTTATCCTAAATCTAATTCGGAACCACCATTTATTTTATATCCTACGGGTAGTACAGAAGTTTTAGAATGGTTAGGTTCAACAGATGATGAAAGCCCTTATTATGGTGGTCAATCAATTACTGCTTCTAATTATGATGAAGAAAATCAAAATTCATTATATTTTGCAATTCCAGAATATCTAAGAAGTGATCCTCAAAATGTCAAATATGAATTGTTTGTTGATATGGTGGGACAACATTATGATAATTTATGGTTATATACTAAAAATATTACTACTAAATTTGATGCTGATAACCGTCTAGATTATGGTATTGCAAAAGATATGGTAGCCGATGCTATTAGAGATTTTGGGGTAAAATTATATTCTAATAATTTTAATACTAACGACTTATATACAGCATTTTTAGGACTAACCCCTTCAGGTAGTTCATTTCCTTTCCCATATATGACAGGATCAATTGGTGGTGCTGTTAATACACCTTCTGGGTATGAATATGTAGATTCAACAATATCTGCATCAAACGATATAGTTCCATTAGACGATGTTAATAAACGTTTATATAAACGAATTTACCATAATTTACCTTATTTACTTAAAACTAAAGGAACAGTAGCTGGTTTAAGAGCATTAATTACTTCATATGGCATCCCAGATACAATTTTAAGAATAAATGAATTTGGGGGTAAAGATAGAAATAACTCCCAAGATTGGGATTTAAAACAAGATTTTTATAATGTTGGGTTAAATACAACCAGTTCAGCTTTTACTTCTTCATTTAATTTAAATAGTGATTTTAACGCAGATGAAAACTCACCGGGTGCTATTCAATTTAGATTTAAAACAAATGGAATACCTTCTGCTTCTAATACTCCTATCACTCAATCATTCTTTTATAGCAGCACAGGAGTTGGGAGTAAAATTGCAATGGCTTTAGAATATAATGAAAGTTTATTATTAACTGGATCATATTCAGGATCAACAGAAAGTAAATATAAAAACTATGGTACTTTAAAATTTTGGCCTAATGAAACAATAAACCCTGGAAATTATGCTTCGTTATATTTACCATTTTGGGATGGTGATTGGTGGTCAGTTCAAATTAATAGAAAAGATGGTAAATTTGAATTATTATCTGCTAATGCAATAGGAGAAAATTTAGGATTTACAGGAAGTGATGAAATTAATGCTGATACTACTAAGTGGGAAGCTGCGGATCAAATGTTTTGGTTACCTCAAACTTATGTTTTATTTGATAGTACTTATTACTTTCCATTCTCTGGATCATTACAAGAAGTAAGATATTTTACAGAACCCTTAAGTCAAAGTGTATTTTTTGATTATACTATGAATCCTTATTCATTTGAAGGAAATAATATAAATAGTGCTCCTAACCAACTAGCATTTAGATTACCATTAGGTACAATGTTAAAAACAGGTTCATTTAATACATCCATCCACCCTAAAGTTACTGGATCTTGGGTTACTACCTCTTCATTTAGAAATGATATAGCAAGTACTGCATCATTTTCATCAGCTAAACCTACATGGTTAAAAAATATAGAAGATGTATACCCTGATCAATCTCCATCAGGAATGAGAAATAGAGTAACAGATAAAATACAGACAGAAGCACTTATACTTCCTGAAGGTGATACTTTATCTGGATATGAATCAATACAACAAACTTCATATGTAAGTGAAAGTTTTACTCCTAGTATAAATTATTTAGAAGTAGCATTTTCACCTCAAGATCAAATTAATGATGATATTACAGGTCAATTAGGGTATTTTAATATAGGGGAATATATTGGTGATCCACGATTAATATCCTCATCAGATAGAACTTATCCTGATTTAGATGTTTTAAGAGATGCATATTTTGAAAAATATATAACTAATTATGATGTAACTGATTTTGTTAGATTAATAAAATTCTTTGATAATTCATTATTTAAAATGATAGAAGATTTTACTCCTGCAAGAACAAGTTTATCTTCTGGTGTTGTTATTAAACAACATTTATTAGAAAGAAATAGACAAAGACCAGCTCAGGTAACTTCTTCTTTCCATAATTATTCAGGCTCAGTTAGAAATTTACCTAAAAATTATAGTTTAGGATCAAATGATTATCCACAATATTCAGATTCGGGTTCTGCTATATATAAATTTAGTGGAGGTACAGGTGGTGGATTTGAACCTTTTAATGGTTTACAAACTTACCCATCTGGAACCTTAAATTTAGGTCCTGATAATAGATATTTTGTAACACAAAGTTGGAATGAAGCTTGGGAATCTATTAGTGGTTCAGCTCCAATTGATAGAACAGATCAAAGAGAATTTTATAATGGAGAGTTTAGTGGTTCTAATATTGAAGTAGGTTTAAATGATATTTGTAGTGCATATTTTAAAGTTAGTATGACTGAATATAGATATATACCTGTATTTTGGAGTGCTGATGGAAATAATAATACTAATACTATTTCTGAACAAGACTTCTTAGACCCAAGTAATCAACCTCCATCAGGGTTTGTATGGTTTTGGAATAATGGTCAAACTTTAAGTACTAATAGTGATGGAGTTGTAACTTATATAAAAATGTCTTTAGAGACATATAATGGTTATAATATTGCTTCTTTTATACAGGGAGTTGAATTTATTATATTTAGTTTTAGTAATGCAACAGATTTTAATGGGAATATATTAACTGAAAGAAATGCTACATATTATATAGAATCAGTAGCAATCCAACCAGCAGATTTATCACCAAATGCTAATAGTGTTGGTGCCGCTTTAGCTTTTACAGTACCAGAAATTTCATCAACTGCTGTTTCTTCTGCAGATTCTGCATTTTTTGATTTTAACTTTTCAGCAAGTGGAGACTTTATTTGGTATGCTACAGATGATACAAGTACTGATCCTGATGTAGTAATAAACACAGGAATATCATCCTCAATACCACAAGGTTATTTCCCCTTACCTGGAAGTCCTTTAGTAAACAAAAACTACCCTACAGAATCATTTTTTAGAGGTTGGGCTAGTTCTAATTTTTATCAAAATGGTACTTTTATATCTTCTACAGGTATATTAAGTGATGTATTAGATAACTTTAATACAGGATCACATGAAATAGATAATACTGATACTACATTACAGTCAGGAACAGATCCCGCAAGTAATTACCCATGGTTTATGAATGCTCATTTAGACCAACAGGGAAGTAGCTGGATACAAATTCCATCAGAATCATTTTTAGATTATTCTAATATTCCGGATTCATCAGTAGGACCTGTAGCAACAAATAATTATTTTAATATAGCTTGGACTAGCCAAAGTTCGGCTCAAGGAGTAAATTATTATTATAATGCTAGCAATAATGCTATTTATATATCTGGTTCTCAATTTCAAAACGATTTAAAAACCCCAGGTGCTTTATATTCAAGTAGTCTAGTAGCACAAATAATATCTCAAGGAACTAATCTACCAGGAGGTTATACTCCTCCGGGTCAAACAAGTTTAACAATCCCAATTTCTAATGATAATGAATTATGGGTATACCAAGGAGAAAATAGTGGATTTACTGCTGGAGGTGAATGGCAAAATGCTGCCCCAGATGCAAATGCTTGGAGATATAATAGATATATCCATAGACCATTTAAAATTTATTATTTAACAGAAACAGGATCAGGAGCTCCAAGTGAACCCTATTTAGAATATGATCCTATGGTATATAGTGGTAGTCCGATTATTTCGTTAACTGGTCCTCCACCCTATTATGATGATGTACGACGAAAATTTGCAACTATGTTGGGTACACAAGGAAATATTCCAAATACCTTAACCTATCAAAAACCTTTAAATGCAACAGAAACTTTCCCATCAGTAACTCAAACATCAGGAAGTTTTCAAATATATAGTGAATTAAGACAAGTAAGACCTTTTATATTTACAACTTACCAAACTAAACTAAATATTCCAGGTGCTATAGGTCCAGCTATTGGTTCTGGTTCAGCAATATCGATTTCACAATCAGATGGTACTCCTTTTGCTACATTAAGAATGTATCAAAATGAACAAGCTTCTGTACCACCACCAACTCCAACTGGAAATTCTTATGATGTAACTTGTAATGATTTTATATGTCAACTTTATTATACTGATGAAGATGGAGTGCTTACAGGACCTATTTCAATGCTTAATAATCAAACAGTAGCTATTTGTGCAGATGCTAGTTTAAATCAAAGTCAAGTTATATCTCCAATTTCGTTTGGTAGTTTTTCAATTGTATTAGATGTAAATAATACAAATGGAGCTTGTTCAGCAGTTATTACTAATCCATTAGGAGGAGGAGGAGGTGGATTTAACCTACTTGGTGGTACTTATGTTAATCAACATCCTTATTTTTATGATTTAACAACCAATAATGGTGAAACAGTTCAAAATTCTACAGCTTTAGGATTTGGGCAAGATCCAATATTATTTGGAGAACTTTATGATGGTGAAAATACATCATCACTATCTCTTTTAACTGGAACACAACCCGCAGGAGATCAAACCTTACCTGATATAATATTTCCTAGAGGAGATTATATCTTCACAATGAGTGATTTTGATACTGGTAGATTTACTAATGGTAGAACAGAATTTGGTTTATGGACTAGATTTGGAGATTATGCAACTTATGATTTAGAAAACCAAGTAGGATCAGGACATAACCCTATTACTATAGATTATAAAGATACAAATAATACATCACAAACTATAGATGTATATCAATTTGCAGCTGTTAGTTTTGATGGAGTTGGTCTAAGTCCTGGAGCTGATAATGGAGGAGCACAAAATATAAGTGAAGATATGCGATTCTTTGGTTTTCCATTTGGTCCTTCATATCGTAGAATAAATATTACAATTGGTGGTGATTATAATGTTAGACTTTTTAGAAATCAAAATGCTGGTAATCTAAGAATATATATTAATAATGATATTACAACCACAGGACAAATAACATCAGCAGATGGATCCTCAGTATATTCATTACAATCAGGTTTATTATCTGCTGATACAACAATTACATTACAAGCAGGACAACAGTTAGTATTATCTGTTGAAAATCCAGTTGTAGGATTATCAGTTAATTTTAGTGAAATATATAATACTTCATTACCAAACCCGCAAATTGATGCTGTTGTAGGTAGTCCATTTCCAAATGAACTTACAACTTGGAATAATCCTTATGTAGTAACAGGATCAGTAAGTAATAGATATGTAGGTGGAGTACCAATACCAGCAGGTTTTGCAACTAAAATTATAGATGCATATGTTGTATATTCTCAATCTGCAACTTCAAGTTTAGATGGTGCCTATATATTTGATGTAACACCACAATTTGGAACATTGTCAATGACTGCTTCTGTTTTTGTACAAGCTTTTGATGCCTCTGCTCCTACATCAGCATTATATGGAAATGCTGAATATGGAACTGATGAATATGGCGGATCAGGAATTAGCCCAGCAGCGGGTGGTACATGGACAACAGCATCTCTAATAATATATTCAGGTTCAGCAAACAACTTCCCTAATGAAATGCCAGAATTAGGTGGAGATATAATGTATATAACTAGTTCATATAGTACAGCTCATGGAAATGGAAAAAGAATTACATTACAAGAAAATATTTTACCTGCTCAATTAGATTATAATACAGTTTTAAAAATGGCTTTATTAGTAAGCAGTGGATCTAATAACGCAGCAGTAGTTCAAAAGGGACTTATTGTTACTGAATATAGTATGAGTTTTTCTTCATCAATTCCTCCTAATGTAGATCCTTCTATACCTACTGTATTTAGTGATGATTCTAACTTTAATCTTGCTTTAGATTGCCAACCTTTATTAAATAATTATAGTGAAGGAAGAAAAAATGATAGATTACAAGATGTAGATTATAATTTTGGTACAGTTATACCAAGTAATTGGCAACAAATTATTGACTTTTCAGCTTCAAGAGCCTCAGTACCTGAATCTAATTATACTAAATTTTCATCTGCAAATCCTAGATATTTTGGTACTCGAACAAATAGTGCTAAAATAAATTCATGGACTCCTGGTGATTCTGGTGGATATGGAAAATTACCAAATATTGAAATATCAAGAGGATTTTTAGCTTATTTTAAAAATACTACAGATTTATATCCTTTATTAAATAATACTACTCAATATAACATACAATATTTAATTGGACAAGATGGAGCTGCTACTCAACCTAAATTATCAGATATTACTTTATATAATGTTCAAGGTACATTTGATTCATATCCTGAGATATCTAAAGGAACAGTAGCTTTAAATCAAAATACAGATAATACTATATTAAATCCTTTAAATGGATTAGTTGAATTTAAAAAAGTAACCCAAAAACCAGTTCCTATTATATACACTCAGAAATCAAATTTATTCCCTATAACATCTTCTTTTGATACCGCTACAGGCCTACCAGATGAGTTTTGTGAGGGACTAGATTTGATTGGAGATGAACCTGTGGATCCTACTATTGTTCCAACTTTTGCAAATTATGGTTTTTTAGCCGAAAGTGAAGAAGTTGGGGTACAAGGAATAAACTTTACTGATGAATTTAATTCAACAGTCAAAAACCCAAATGGGAATGTTTCTCCTAATGTTACAGCTTCATTTGTAGATGGTAGTACTACTTATCAAGTATATGATACTGCAACAGGAATAATAAGAATCCCAAATGACGATGATTATCCAGTAGGTAATGCAGGCAATGGTAATTCTACTTCTCAACCTTATACTTTAGAAATGAAAGTAGGTATTGATACTTCCCCTCTTACTTATGCAGTTCAAACTTCAAATGAGAGTAAAAGTGGTAATTATAATACTTCTGTACAATTGGGAAGTATGAACATTAAGTTTCAAAGAACAAATACTCAAGGTCCTTCTAGTACCTCATTTAATACCTTTGCACCATCAAATGTTAAAGTTGAATTAGTAACTTATATACTACAATCAGATGGTAATCTTTTAACAAATACTATTAATTATTCACAAGTAGCCCCTGCTTATATTACCGGTACTTCAGGAACTGGTGGAGTTACAGTTAATTGGAATGCCGATGTGATTGATGGTTTACTTGCTAATCAAGGTATAACTGCTCAAGCAGTACAATTAGGAGGTACTATTCAAAAACAAAGATGGTATGTTTCATGTACAGTACCTTCATCTACTATTAGACAAGGTAGAAACTTTAGAGCTATAGGAACAGGTAATATGATTGTTTTAACCTCGGGTCAAAGAAATGTAGCATTAGATCCTGTATTTTTTCCAACGGGTCAAGGTGGTGGATTTGAAGTACGAATGGCATTAAATGGTGCACAAAGTAATCCTGTTACAGCAGCAGTTGCTCCTTTTTGGATATTTAAAGAAGATGGTAGTGGAAACAAAATTACTAATACTTTAATAATGAGTTCATCTCAAATGAATAAGGCATATGGAAGAGGATTTATTCAAAAAGATTTAATTTATACTTCAAGTTTTAATAAAGATTTTCCTGATGGTATAGAACCTGGTTTTGCACAATTCCCAACAATTCAAACTGCATGGAATGTACAACCTTATGATGAAATTAGATTTATGGGTAAAGAAGAAGAAACTTATTCTATAACATCAATCATTACTCCATCTCAACAACAAAATAGTAGTTATATACAAGATGGTGTTGGGATGTTAGAAGTAGTTTTAGATAGAGATATACATCCAAGTAATGATATTGTATTTGAATCTACTCCTGGGGGTATAGGTACATCTTTAGATGTTAAAGCAACAGCTTCTTTATATTCAGGTGATGAGGAAGGAACTATTCAACCACAAATTAAAAAAGTAAACTTTGGACAACAATCATTTAGACCTCTTGATTTTTTCTTAGTAAGAAGGTACGTGGAAGATGCAAGTTCTCTTATTACATTCCAACAATACCCTTACGGTAATCCACCTATAAGTGCATCCTCAACAGGGTTTATTGCACCGGAGTACCCAACATCAAACCTAAAAACTAACCCAGATGAACTATTATCTGACTTAGTTGATAAAAAACTAATAGAGTAACATATTTATAACATATAATAATATTTATATCAAAAAAACAAAATGGGATATTTAAATAACGCAATAATTACAGTAGATGCTATTTTAACTACTAAAGGTAGAGAAGCAATGGCATCCAATGATGGTTCTTTTCAAATCACTCAATTTGCATTAGCCGATGATGAAATAGATTATACACTTTTTAATCCAACACATCCCTCAGGTTCAGCATATTATGGTGAAGCAATAGTAAATCAACCATTATTAGAGGCTTTCCCGTTAGAAAGCCAAATAATGAAGTATAAACTTACAACACTACCTAGAGGTACAGCAAAAATGCCAATATTAAATCTTGGTTATGCCGCTATTACTTTACAACAAGGAGCACAATTAGCTATTACTCCTCAAACTTTGAATTATTTAGGTAATGATCAAACCTTTGAAACTAGTGGGTATTCTGCTACTATTGCAGATGTAAGAACTTTAGCTTCTTTTGAAGGATTAGGAATCCAAAACGCAGCTACAACAAATGCAAATGCAAATGCAACAACTACTGTTGGAACTAATGTATCATCAACTGTAACAGGAACACAAATAAATTTAAGAGCAACAACAATTAATACTTTATTTGGAACAAATTCAACTTTAGTAACAACATTAACTGTAATTGGATTAGATAGTGGTGCAAGATTAACAATCCCAGTAACAATAACAAAACAATCATCCTTAACAGCATAAAAATATGAGCTTTAATAGATTAGACCCAGAAGATTTTGTAGTAAGTGCCGATGCTGTTTCAGCAACAGTATGGTCACAAAATCAACCCTTTCTTACAACATTTTTTACATCTTCTGCCCAAGAAACAGGACAATCCGGAGATTATTACTTAAATATATTAAATACAGCTTCAAGTGAACCTAATTCTGAGGTACAATTTGCAATTGCTTATGCTGATCAAACAGGTGGTGGTGCTTCATCTTATAATCCTGCAGTAAATAATTATTCTCCTTCAACAACAATATATGGTTCATACAGAACTTTGGTATTAGAAGATGAAAATTCTGAATTTATATTTGGTGATGTATCTTCAAGCTTTTTTTATGCTATAAGTATTGATAGAGCTAGATATAAAGAAACTTTATTCCCAGGTTCTTTAAATTTACTATTATCTAGTAGTATAGCAGGTTATGATACATTACAATTAACAGATAATTCTCAAGATGTTACTATACCACAATATTTTGGTACAATGAGAGCTTACCAAGTTATTAGTGGATCTAATGGTTCAGCTTATAATAAAACTACAGGTATTAATAATAATAATGTAGGATATACAAACCAAAGTGGTTCTTATGGTTTATTCCTTCCAGATATTTCTACTATTTTATTAAATGCAAATGCCTTAGATATTTCTGATTCTCCTGAAGGTATTAATTTAGGTACTAATAGGACTTTAAATACCGATGCTAATAATGCCCAAAAATTATACATACATATGTCTGGGAGTGGGGGATCATCATTTGGTTTAGGTTGCCAAGAAACTATTACATCAGATTATGTATTTGTAAGAGCAAGAAGTTCAGAAATTAACTACTCAGAAAACCCATCATTTATATCAGGTTCAACTGGAGAAGTAATTTATTCATATTTTATTAATAATCCAACTGTATATCCAACAACTGTAGGTTTATATAATGATAATAATGATTTATTAGCAGTAGCTAAGTTATCAAAACCTATACAAAAAGATTTTACAAAAGAAGCTCTAATACGAGTAAAACTAGATTTTTAAGATGAATGGCGGCTTTCAAACAATTCAATGCACCCGATATAATTGTATCACCATTAGAAGTAAATAAATCATTTACTTTTTCTGGTGACTCAGAATTATCAGCTTCAAATGTTGATGTTAATAGATTTTTAGGGGTAAATACAAATTTTACAGCTTCAAACAATCAAGCTACAGGATTTAATTCAGGTAGCTTAATTTTATCTCAATCAACAGTATATGATAATATTAAACAATTATATTATTCTAATTATATAACTTCTAGTTTTGGTGATAATGCCGTAACTGCTAGCGTATTATTAGGTTCTGATGCATCTGGTGATGTGTTAATAGGTGGTGTGGGTTCTAACGGTAGATACTCAAATTATTTACAATCTACATTAACTCAATCACGTTTTTTCCCTACAGGTTCAAATGAAGAAATTTTAGTATTTTCAATACCTTCTAAATTATATGGAGATTATATTCAACCAGAATCATTTGCATTAACTCTTGGTTATGATAGTACTAATTTCACTGATTTAGCAGAAATTACAGATGATGGAGAAGGCAATTTATTATCTGCTAGTATTAATGTAGGACAAATATTTTATCCTCATGGTATTGCTGTAATAACACAACAAGATTTTGATGGAAATAGTTTAGGAAATGCATATTTTAATACAGAAATATCTTGTTCATTTTCAAGTTCATATACAATTTATGAAACACAATATAAATGTACTATTAATGAAAGTGAATTTAATTTTTCACAAAACCCAAGTATTATATCAGGAAGTATAACAGATAATGCAATAACATCTAGTAATATACCTTATGATTTTGCCACTGGTTCTTATTTTAGTCCCTATGTAACTACTGTTGGTATGTATAACGAACAATATGAATTGTTAGCTGTAGGTAAATTAGCACAACCTTTACCTACTTCACAAACAACTGATACAACAATTTTAGTAAATATAGATAGATAATGGCATGTACACTTTCAAATACAGGAATACAAACGGGTTGTACAATACTTGCTACACAAGTATCACAATCTATAAATGCTTTTACAAAAGCAGAAGCATATGATATATCAATATCTGGTTCTCTTGTAGTAACGGGTAGTACATTTTTCTCTAGTTCAAATGGAGCAATGTATTTACAAGGTATAGGTCAAAATACTCAAAATCACGTTTTAACTTATAATTCTAGTAATGGTAATGTAACATTTGCCTCTTGTCAATGTTTTGTATCTCCCCCGGCAACAGGTGCTTATATAACAGGAAGTGGAGAAGATATTAGACCAATAGCAGGACAAAATTCTACTAACAATTGCCAAAACTCAGGAATAGGTAGTGGTGCTAATAATAATGTAACTTCTAGTTTTTCTTATATTGGAGGAGGTAGATCAAATAATATTTCAAATGCTTCTGATTGTTCTATAATAGGTGGTGGAACATTAAACAATATTATTTCAGCTGATAATTCTAATATATTAGGTGGATTCCGAAATACAATTAATAAAAATTCAGGTTATAGTGTAATATTAGGAGGGTCATGTAATGAAATAAATAGATGTGGTAATTCCCATTTAATAAATGGGTGTGAGAATGAAATAATGGGTAGTGGAACAACTAATAGTTTTGGTACAATATTAAATGGTTGTTGTAATAAAATATGTGGTAATGCTAGTGGTTGTTCTTATAATACAATATTAAATGGTGAAGGTAATATTATTGAAAATTCAAAATATTCTGCTATACTAGGGGGGTTAGATAATAAAGTATGTGCACCTGGGGGTAATATAATTGGAAATGATAATGAAATCCAATTATCACACGATCAATCTGTTATGATAGGTAGTTGTTTAACAAGTTGTGCTGCTTGTACGGTTCATGTAAATAATTTAAATGTAGGGTGTACAACACAAATGCAATTAAGAAATCCAATTGGTAGTGGACAAGCAGGAATGTTAGTAGCTTGTGATGCAGGAGGTGGAGCAGCTGAGTTATATTTTCATAATGGAACAGCATATAAAAAGGTATGCTTAGTACCATAAGAAATAATTTTATAATATTTATAATAAAACCTAATGGCTAAGAAGTTAGAAAATATTTTTAATCCAAATGTTGATGAAATTTCACAAGGTTTTACAATCAACTCTTGGCATGTATCTCAATCTGTAGATGCATTTACCGCTGAAGATGCATATGATATATCAATATCAGGATCTTTAAATATAACAGGATCATCTACGTTATCAGGAAGTGTAGTAATTGATACTTTACCTGATGCTTCATCAGGATATGAAGTAGTAGTAGTAGATTCTTCAACAAAACAATTAAAAAAGGCATCAGCTATAAGTGCTGGTTCATCAGGCACTTCAGGCACTTCAGGAACATCTGGTTCATCAGGTACTTCAGGTTCATCAGGATCAAGTGGCTCTTCAGGTACTTCAGGTTCATCAGGTGTAAGTGGTACTTCAGGTACTTCAGGAGCAGATGGGGATAGATATCAAACAACTTCAACAACTTCAGTAGCAATAGGAACAGGTAATACTTGTATTACAGTAGAAACAGGATTAGCTTATTCAGCAGGCCAAGAAATGATTATGGCTAATAGTGATACTGCTTTTCAAACAGCTTTAGTAGTATCATATGATGAAGTAACAGGGGTACTCTGTTTTGGTAGTTTAATAGAACAAGTAGGCTCAGGTACATATACATCATGGGAAGTAAACCTATCAGGTAATGTAGCAGGTTCAAGTGGTACATCAGGTACTAGTGGTTCTTCAGGAACATCAGGTGCTGATGGTAATGATGGTTCATCAGGTACTTCAGGTACTAATGGAACTTCAGGAACAAATGGAACTTCGGGAACAAATGGTTCATCTGGTACTAGTGGTACTTCAGATAGATATTCAACAACCTCAAGTACTTCATTTACATTAGGAGGAAATGGTACAATAACAGTAGAAACTGGTTTAGCTTATACTCCTGCTCAATCTATAATCATAGTTTATGATGTAAACAACTTCCAAGAATGTGAAGTTACATCTTATGATAGTTCTACAGGTGAATTAGTATTCCAATCTCCAACCAGAACAGTAGGTTCAGGAACTTATACAAGTTGGACAGTTAATTTAGATGGTGCTTCAGGTGGAGATGGTTCATCTGGTTCATCAGGTTCAAGTGGAACATCTGGAACAAGTGGAATTTCAGGTTCAAGTGGTACATCAGGAACTTCAGGTTCTTCAGGATCATCTGGTGTTAGTGGAACTTCAGGTTCATCAGGAACAAGTGGAACAAGTGGTACATCAGGAACCTCAGGAACTTCAGGTACATCTGGTTCAAGTGGAACATCAGGTTCAAGTGGTTCAAGTGGAACAAGTGGAACTTCAGGTACAGATGGTACATCAGGAACAAGTGGTTCAAGTGGAACTTCAGGTTCTTCAGGAACTTCAGGTTCTTCAGGAACATCAGGAACATCTGGTACAGATGGAACAAGTGGAACAGATGGTTCTTCAGGCACATCCGGAACAAGTGGAACAGATGGTTCTTCAGGCACATCAGGAACTAGTGGTTCAAGCGGAACCTCTGGTACTTCAGGAACTTCTGGTACTTCAGGCACCTCAGGAACTTCAGGTACAGATGGGACAAGTGGTTCATCAGGAACATCAGGCACATCAGGAACTTCAGGTACAGATGGTTCTTCAGGAACAAGTGGAACTAGTGGGACTAGTGGAACCTCAGGAACATCAGGAACCTCAGGTACCTCTGGTTCAAGTGGGACATCAGGTTCATCAGGAACTAGTGGAACAGATGGTACTTCAGGAACAGATGGTTCATCAGGAACATCTGGAAGTTCAGGAACTTCAGGTACAGATGGTACAGATGGTTCAAGTGGTACAAGTGGAACAAGTGGCTCAAATGGTACAGATGGCTCATCAGGAACAAGTGGAACAAGCGGTTCATCAGGAACTTCTGGAACAAGTGGAACAAGCGGTTCATCAGGAACTTCTGGTACCTCTGGTTCCTCAGGAACTTCAGGTACATCAGGAACTTCAGGTTCAGATGGTACAGATGGCACTTCAGGAACTTCAGGTTCTTCAGGTACATCAGGTACATCGGGAACAAGTGGTTCCTCAGGAACAAGCGGATCTTCAGGAACATCAGGAACAAGCGGAGAATCAGATAAATATGCTACAACTTCAAGTACTTCTTTTACTTTAGGTAATAGTGGTACAATAACTGTTGATACAGGTCTTGCATATACCCCTGCTCAATCCATAATCATAGTTTATGATGTAAATAATTTCCAAGAATGTGAAGTAATAACTTATGATGATACTAATGGTGAATTAGTATTTGGAAGTCCTACTAGAACAGTAGGTTCAGGAACTTATACAAGTTGGACAGTTAATTTAGATGGTGCTAGTGGTGGAGATGGTTCTTCAGGAACATCTGGGACTTCAGGAACTTCAGGTTCAAGTGGTACAAGTGGTACATCAGGAACAAGTGGTACAAGCGGTTCTTCAGGAACAAGTGGTACAAGCGGTTCTTCAGGTACATCAGGTTCATCAGGAACTAGTGGTACAGATGGTACTTCAGGTACAGATGGTTCAAGTGGAACATCAGGTACTACTGGTACTGCAGGTACAGATGGTTCAAGTGGAACATCAGGAACAAGCGGAACTTCAGGTTCAAGTGGTACAAGTGGAACTAGTGGAACAGATGGTAGTTCAGGAACTTCTGGAACATCAGGTACTTCAGGTACAGATGGTAGTTCAGGAACAAGTGGAACTTCAGGTTCGAGTGGTACAAGCGGAACTTCAGGAACAGATGGTACAGATGGTAGTTCAGGAACTAGTGGAACTAGTGGAACAAGTGGTACTTCAGGAACTTCTGGTACATCAGGTGAAGTAGGAGATGATGGTTCTTCTGGTACATCAGGAACAAGTGGTTCAGATGGTTCTTCAGGTACAAGTGGTACTAGTGGATCTAGTGGTACATCAGGAACTTCAGGTTCAAGCGGAACAAGCGGAACTTCAGGTACAGACGGAACAGATGGTACTAGTGGTTCTTCAGGAACTTCAGGAACAGATGGTACAGATGGTACTTCAGGTACTTCAGGTACAGATGGAACAAGTGGCACTTCAGGTACAAATGGAACATCAGGTTCTTCAGGTACAAGTGGTACAAGTGGATCTTCAGGAACATCAGGAACATCTGGCTCAAATGGTACAGATGGAACAAGTGGTACTTCTGGTACTTCTGGAAGTAGTGGTACATCAGGTACTTCAGGTTCTTCAGGAACATCAGGAACCTCTGGTACAGATGGTACAGATGGCACTTCAGGTACTAGTGGTTCAAGTGGCACAAGTGGAACTTCTGGAACAAGTGGTTCAAGTGGAACATCAGGAACAAGTGGATCTTCGGGAACAAGTGGATCTTCAGGTACATCAGGAACAAGTGGGGAATCAGATAAATACGCTACAACTTCTTCTACTAGTTTTACCTTAGGTAATAGTGGAACAATAACAGTTGACACGGGTTTAGCTTATACAACAGCTCAATCTATAATCATAGTTTATGATGTAAACAACTTCCAAGAATGTGAAATTGATTCATATGATAGTTCTACAGGAGAATTAGTATTTTTATCACCTACTAGAACAGTAGGTTCAGGAACATACACATCATGGGAAGTCAACCTAGATGGTGCTAGTGGTGGAGATGGTAGTTCAGGTACATCAGGTACTAGTGGTACTTCAGGTACATCAGGCTCAAATGGTACAGATGGAACCTCAGGAACATCTGGTTCAAGTGGAACAAGTGGTGTTTCAGGAACAAGTGGATCATCAGGAACAAGTGGTACTAGTGGTACTTCAGGAACTTCAGGTTCTTCAGGAACATCAGGAACTTCAGGTACAGATGGCTCTTCGGGCACATCAGGAACCTCTGGTACAGATGGTACAGATGGTACTTCAGGTAATAGTGGTTCTTCAGGAACTTCAGGAACAAGTGGAACAAGTGGTTCAAGTGGAACTTCAGGAACTTCAGGATCAAATGGTACCGATGGTACTTCAGGTTCAAGTGGTACAAGTGGAACATCAGGTTCAAGTGGTACAAGCGGGACTTCAGGAACATCAGGCTCAAACGGTACAGATGGAACAAGTGGTACATCTGGTTCAAGTGGAACTTCAGGAACATCTGGTTCAAGTGGAACAAGTGGTGTTTCAGGTACAGATGGAACCGATGGTACTTCAGGTACATCAGGTTCTTCAGGAACTTCAGGAACAAGTGGATCATCAGGAACAAGTGGTACTAGTGGTACTTCAGGAACTTCAGGTTCTTCAGGAACATCAGGAACTTCAGGTACAGATGGAACAGATGGAACAAGTGGTTCTTCAGGAACATCAGGAGATTCAGGTTCTTCTGGGACAAGTGGTACTTCAGGAACAGATGGTACAGATGGTACCTCAGGTTCAAGTGGCACAAGCGGAACTTCAGGTTCAAGTGGAACAAGTGGAACTTCAGGTACAGATGGTACAGATGGTTCATCAGGAACAAGTGGTACAGATGGTACAGATGGTTCATCAGGAACTAGTGGTACATCAGGAACTAGTGGTTCAAGTGGTACATCAGGAACATCTGGCTCAAATGGTACAGATGGAACAAGTGGTTCAAGTGGTACAAGCGGAACTTCAGGATCAAATGGTACTGATGGTTCTTCGGGTACAAGTGGAACATCAGGAACAAGTGGAACTTCAGGTTCTTCTGGTACATCAGGAACCTCAGGAAGTTCAGGTACATCAGGAACAAGTGGGGAATCAGATAAATATGCAACTACATCATCAACTTCTTTTACTTTAGGTAATAGTGGTACAATAACTGTAGATACTGGTTTAGCTTATACAACAGCACAATCTATTATTATTGTATATGATGTGAATAATTTCCAAGAATGTGAAATTGATTCGTATAATAGTTCTACAGGAGAATTAGTATTTTTATCTCCAACAAGAACAGTAGGTTCAGGTACATATACATCATGGGAAGTTAATTTAGATGGTGCTTCAGGTGGAGATGGTTCTTCAGGTACAAGTGGTACTAGTGGATCAAATGGTACAGATGGTAGTTCAGGTACTTCAGGAAGTTCTGGAACTAGTGGATCAAATGGTTCTTCAGGTACATCCGGAAGTTCAGGTACATCAGGAACTTCAGGTACAGATGGAACAAGTGGTTCAAGTGGAACAAGTGGAACTTCAGGTTCAGATGGAACAAGTGGATCATCAGGAACAAGTGGTACTAGTGGAGTAAGTGGCTCTTCAGGTTCAAGTGGTGAAAGTGGAACAGATGGTTCTTCAGGTACTTCAGGTTCTTCTGGAACAAGTGGTTTATCGGGTCCAACAGGTCCTTATGAATATCATGTTCCTGGGGACGAAGATTCAGGTATTCATCCTGTAAGTGGTTCAAATACTGCTAATGGTTGTTGGTCAACAATTGCTGGTGGTCAAAATAATGTTACAAATGGGAGTTGTGCATATGGATTTATTGGAGGTGGTTCTTCTAACTCAATAAATACTTGTGCTATAGGTCAAGTTATTGTTGGTGGATGTGGTAATAGTGCCTCAGGAACCATTGGTGTTAATAAAGGAGATTATAACTTTATAGGTAGTGGTTGTGAAAACAGCAATACTGGTGGTATATCCGCTATTGTAGCTGGTAGAAATAACTGTATAACTGGTACAGGTCTTGGTGCTGCATTTACTGGTGCATCTGGTAGTTTTATTGGAGCTGGTGCCAATAACTGTATTAGTGCTGGGTGTTGTTCTGTAATTGTAGGAGGACGTCAAAATGTAAACTGTTCAAACATTAGTTTTATAGGTGGTGGAGCAAGACATACTCTTGGAAGTGACGCAACCCAAGATGTTTATAACGTAATTGTAGGTGGTCTTTGTAATTGTGCTTTTGATTTTTACAACTTTATTGGTGGTGGCCATAAAAACTTTATCTCTTCTAGTGTAGGTGAAAGTGGAATTGCAAATGTTGTAGTTGGAGGAGAATGTAATCGTATTGGGGGTTCGAATAGTTTTATAGGAGGTGGTATTTGCAATTACCTTACTGGTTCATGGGGTGTTATTGTTGGAGGTTCAACTAATAAAAGCCTTGATTATTCCAATGATAATTTTGTTATAGTTGGAGGTTTTAGTAATGAAAACTGTGCAGATTATACTTTTATAGGGGGTGGTTGTTGCAATGTAGCAGAACATCAACATGCTTTTATTCTTGGATCAGATATAACTTCAGTTTCAGCTTGTACAACTCACGTAAATAAACTTAATATAGGTACTGTTAATACAGGTACTGAAGATGATGTTCTTATTATAGCATCAGATGGTACTGTTAAAAAGAAAACAGCAGCAGCAACTTCAGGTACATCAGGTTCAAGTGGAACTTCAGGTACAAATGGAACATCAGGTTCAAGTGGAACTTCAGGAACATCAGGCTCAAGTGGTACATCTGGTTCAAGTGGAACTTCAGGATCAAATGGTACAGACGGTACTTCAGGAACTTCTGGTTCATCTGGTACTTCAGGTACTTCGGGTACATCAGGAAGTTCAGGAACTAGTGGAACTGATGGTACTTCAGGAACATCAGGTTCTTCTGGAACAAGTGGAACAAGTGGCACTTCAGGAACTTCAGGTTCAAGTGGAACTTCAGGAACATCAGGAACAAGTGGTTCCTCAGGAACTTCAGGAACAAGTGGTAGTTCAGGCACTAGTGGTTCATCTGGAACAAGCGGAACAAGTGGTTCAAATGGTACAGACGGATCATCAGGAACAAGCGGAACAAGTGGTAGTTCAGGTACTAGTGGTTCAAGTGGTACAAGTGGAACTTCAGGTTCGAGTGGCACAAGCGGAACTTCAGGAACAGATGGTACAGATGGTTCATCAGGAACAAGTGGTTCATCAGGAACTAGTGGTTCTTCAGGAACATCAGGAACTAGTGGTACAAATGGTAGTTCAGGAACATCAGGTTCTTCAGGAACTTCAGGAAAAGATGGTAATTTTGGAGGTGCTACATTTGATTATACTTTTAGTACATCAACTTCAATAGCAAATCCTGGAGGAGGTAATGTAAGATTAAATAATTCAACTCAATTTTCTGCTACAGAAATGGCAATTAGTGAGGTTGATGATCAAGGAGAAAGTATTCAAAGTTTCTTACAAACAGTAGATAGTTCAACATCAGCTGTAAAAGGTCACGTTAGGTTATCTGATAAAGATGATCCATTAGATTTCCTTTTATTTGCAATCTCTGATTTAACAGATAATGGAGCTTGGTGGACAATTGATGTTAGTAATGAAGCATATGGGGGTAACAGTTTAACAAATGGTGAAGACATTATAGTATCATTTGTAGTTACAGGTGATAGAGGTGACGATGGTTCTTCAGGTTCAAGTGGAACAAGTGGTTCAAGTGGCACGAGTGGATCATCGGGAACAAGTGGAACAAGTGGTTCATCAGGAACATCAGGTTCTTCAGGTACATCAGGAAACTCAGGTTCATCTGGTTCTTCAGGAACTTCAGGAACATCAGGTTCTTCAGGAACAAGTGGAACATCTGGTTCAAGTGGAACATCTGGTTCAAGTGGAACAAGTGGTTCAAATGGTACATCTGGAAGTAGTGGAACAAGTGGCACTAGTGGTTCATCAGGAACTTCTGGTACAGATGGTACAGATGGCACTTCAGGAACTAGTGGTTCAAGTGGCACAAGTGGAACTTCAGGTTCTTCAGGTACTTCAGGTTCAAGTGGTACAAGCGGAACTTCAGGTTCAAGTGGTACATCAGGTACTACAGGAACTGCAGGTACAGATGGTTCATCAGGAACAAGTGGTTCTTCAGGAACATCAGGAAGTAGTGGTTCAAGTGGTTCAAGTGGTTCAAGTGGAACATCAGGAGTAGCTAATATATTAGATAATGCTAATAATAGAGTTACAACAGCAACAGGAACACAAGGTGAATTACAAGCTGAAGCTAATTTAACATTTGATGGTACTCAATTAATGGTATCAGGATCAGGTAGTACAATTTTAGATGTACAAGGTTCTCAAGGCCAATTATTTTCTGTAACTGATGATTTATTAGGAACAGTATTTGCAGCATCAGATATATCAGGAGTACCAATTTTACAAGTTAGTGCTTCAGGTTTAACACAACAAGATGGTGATATGTGTATCACTGGTTATACTCAAGTTAAGGGTAACTTTAACGTAAGACCAAATTCAAGTGGTGTTGGTGGAACTTTATCAGTATCAAGAAATGATGTTAATGGATGGAGCTCAGGTAGCCTTCAAATTAACCAAAATGGTACCATAAATAAATCAACAATTACAGCAACGGGAAATAATGGAGGAGGAGGACTTGGTTCATCTGCTATGGGTTGTTTAGAATTCCTTACTAAGAATACATCAGCTGGTACTACCTCAAATCCATTAAATCTTAATAGTGGTACTGTAAACATGCCTTCATTATTAACTAAAACTTCTACTTGTGTAGTAGTAGTAGATTCAAATGGTGATTTAGGATATAGAGTAGAAGCAGGTTCTTCAGGAACATCTGGTTCTTCAGGAACATCAGGTTCATCTGGAACATCTGGTTCTTCAGGAACTTCAGGTTCATCTGGAACATCAGGTAATTCAGGTTCAAGTGGTTCTTCTGGAACTTCAGGTAATTCAGGTTCATCTGGTTCTTCAGGAACTTCAGGTTCATCTGGAACATCAGGTAATTCAGGTTCAAGTGGTTCAAGTGGTACAAGTGGAGCAGCTACAATTACTAATTTAGGTAACAATAGAGTTACAACATCTACAGGAGTACAAGGAGAACTAAATGCTGAAGCTAATTTAACTTTTAATGGCAGTACATTAGTAGCAATTGGATCATTAACTGTAGGTATGAGTAATTCTGATAGAATAAACTTTACTAGTGGTAGTACATCTAATCTTGGTAATTTAACATCTGTATTAGGTGGTCATGATCATCTTATTACTATGGGTACCCAAAATGCAACTATTGCCGGAGGAGCATGTAATATGAATAATGGTCAATGTTCATTTATTGGGGCAGGTTTTGCAAATACAAGTTCAGCACAAATGAACTTTATAGGAAGTGGATGTACAAATTATGCTAGTCGAGATCTTGGTGCTGTTGTTGCAGGACAAGATAATTGTAACGCAGGTATAGCATCTTTTATTGGAGCTGGTACTGATAATTATGTTGATTATTGTTCAGTTGCTACTAGTGTTCTTGGTGGTAATAGAAATAAAGTATGTAATGCTTCTTGTTGTGCTGCCATAGTTGGAGGAGAAAAGAATAGCCTTTGTTTTGCTCCTTTTTCTACCATAGTAGGAGGTTGTATGAATACAATATCAGGTAGTTCCCAAATATCATTTAGTACAATAATCTCAGGTAAAGAAAATTTAGTTCAAGGAAATTATGCAGCAGCAGGTGGAGAATTTGCTCAAGCTACTGGAGATCAATCAATAGCTTATGGTTACGCAGTAACAGCATCAGGAGGTGCTTCTGCAGCATTTGGTGCTGTTAATAATGCAAAAGGAGGTAATTCATTTGCACTTGGAGGTCAAACAAATTTAGCATCAGGATTAGATGCAGTTGCTTCAGGATGTGGTAATACAGCTAGTGGTTGTCAATCTTTTGTAATTGGTACAGGTGCTACTGCTTCTGGTAATTCCTCATTTGCAGGAGGTGGATCTGGTACTAAAGCAACTAATGAAGGTTCATTTGCATTTGGTCAAGGTAACTGTGCATGTCGTACAAACTCCGCAGTATTAGGAGGATGTTTGAATAAAGCTCTTGGTTCAGGTTGTGATATTATAGCAGGTGGATTTTGCAATGAAATTACGAGTGGAATAGGAAATGCTATAGTAGGAGGAGCTCAAAATTATATCCAAGCAGGAAACCATAACTTTATTGGAAGTGGAGGATCTAATTGTATCACCATGGATACTAACATAAATGGTTATACAGCAGTAAATGGAATTTGTAATATATCAGATGGGGATGGTAGTTATTCATTCATGGCTGGGGGTTATAATAATAATTTTGGAGCATATAGTATAGTTCTTGGGAATGGATCAGTAGGAAGTAAAGGTAATGTTCAAGTTGCTATAGGTTGTGGTATTACTACTCCAACAAGTGCAACTGCAGCTAGAGGAGATTCTCAAGTTATTGTTGGTAAATTTAATGATTATGCTGGTTCTACCTGTGTACATAGATTTGCTGTTGGTAATGGTACTTCAGATACTTCAAGAAGTACTAAATTTGCTGTAATAGGAAGTGGTACATCTAATGGTCAAGTAGCAGTTAATTCTACAAATGGATGTTCTTTTTATACATTCTTTGTAAATGGTAGCGCAGCTAAACCATTTGGTGGAAGTTGGTCAAACTCTTCAGATGAAAGATTAAAAACCAATATTCAAAACTATACTAAGAGTTTAAGTGATATTATACAAATCCAACCAAGAACATTTGATTATACTGGTGCAGCTAACCATCCAACAGGAAGTGGAATTGGTATCATAGCCCAAGAAATACAAAGTATTTTCCCAGAAACAATTCATAATTTTACAGCTAAATTAAATGAAAATGATGAAGAAGAAACTACAGATTTATTAGGTTTCCAACAAGATCCACTTATATTTGCTGCTATTAATGCCATAAAGGAATTAAATACTAAAGTAGAACAACTAGAACAACGTATTCAAGAATTAGAAGGATAAAAAAATATGAAACATACTTGGAAAATTTATGAATTAAATAGAAATGTAACTAACGGTGTAGTTAATAAAGTTAAGTTTGCTTGTATATCTTACATTAATAGTGGAAGTAAATCTTACTCTAGAAGAAAAGTAGGAGATATAGAAATATCTGGTAGTTCAACTGATGAAAATTTTGTTCCTTATGAAAACTTAACAGAAGGTGATGTATTAGCTTGGGTAACTAGTTCTATTGATTATACATCTTATGAAACATGGAATTCTGCTTCTTTAGCTTCTTCATTATTAGAAATATCAAATGTAACAGAAGCAACAGGAAAACCTTGGAATTAATAAAATAATGTGGAAAACTAAGAATAATGTTGTATATTGTTCTTACTAAAATTAAAGTTATAAATGAATATAATATTCCAAATAGAGGGTGGTCTAGGTAAATCTATCATGGCTACAGCAATGGTAAAAGTTATTAAAAAACGTTATAAAAATTCTCATCTAGTAGTAGTTACAGCGTTTAAAGATGTATTTTTAAATAATCCAAATGTTGATGAAATATATAATATTAATAACACAAGTGGTTTTTATTTAAAATATATTAAAGACAAAAAATGTAAAATTTTTGTAAATGAACCTTATAGAACCTCAAATTTTATTCTAGAAAAACCAATACATCTATTTAAAACCTGGTGTGATTTATATGGATTACATTATAATAATGAACAACCAGAAATTTATTTAACACAACCTGAGTTAGATTATTTTAAACCCTTTTACCAAACAGATAAACCAATATTAGCAATACAACCAAATGGAGGTCCACAAAATTTAGGTTATAACTATGCATGGACAAGGGATTTACCTGATCCTACCGTAATAGATATAATTAATAGATATAAAGAATCCCATACTATTGTACATATAAAAAGAGAAGATCAAAAAGTTTATCCTGATACCTTACATGCTTTAGATGGATTTAGAAGTATAGCAGTACTATTATTATTATCAGATAAAAGAATATTAATAGATAGTTTTGTTCAACATATGGCAGCAGCATTAAATTTAAAATCAACTGTATGTTGGTCAAATACAAAACCTGAAATTTTTGGTTATAAACTTCATGATAATATTAAATCAAACCCATTTACAAAAGAATTAAATTATGAAGAGGCATCATATGCTCCTTTTAATTTGTCTGAAGGTATACATAATTTCCCTTATAACGATTTAAGTGAAGTATTTGATAGTAATAAAATATTTCAATCTATAGAACAATAAATAATTATATATGTAGGTTATTAATAATAATACCTTAATATTTATAATCACAAAATAGTTATATTACATTTAAATATAAAATTATGAGTTGGACCTATAAACAGCATGAAATAGGAGATATTACTCAATTCCCAGAAAATACATTCGGTTTCGTTTATATAACAACACATAAGCCTACGGGCAAGTCATATATTGGGAAAAAAGTATTATTTCATAATAGAAAACAAAAGTTAGGTAAAAAAGATTTAGCTAAACTTCAAGGTATAGTGGGTAGAAGACCTTCATATAAACTAGTAGTTAAAGAATCAGATTGGAAAAACTATTATGGATCCCAATCTGACATTAAACAATTATTACTTGAGGGTAAAAAAGATGAATTTGATCGTACTATTTTAAAAATGTGCCCTGATAAAAAATCAATGACCTATTTTGAAGTTAAATATCAAATGATATATCAAGTATTAGAAAAACCTGATGAATTTTTTAATGATAATATTTTAGGTAAATTTTTTACGAAAGATTTAAATAATATAGAATTTGAAGATTTCGTGTCTTATAAAATATAGTTTCGTATATTAAGTTATACAAAATAGTTTTAAATGAGTAAAATAGATTTAGTTTCTAAGCAAAGAGAAGCGGCACATAAATATGCTGCTAAAAATGCTTATCCACCTTTTGAATGGGAAGTACAATCTAACCATATTAAGTTAAAAAATGGTATCCCCCAAGGAAATATTAGGTATACTTTTTACGATGATGATAATGATCTTCAATATGAAGGTGATATTAGAATTATTGAAGGTGAAGATGGTTTAATTAGACAAGATATTGATTTTAAATTAGTTGAAGGTCAATATGAAGATGTAGTTAATTCTTTTAATATATACCGACTTTATTCTACACAAGTTACAATTGGCTATTGGGTATGTGATACTTATCAGCACATTAATATTATTTGTATAAGAGGATATGGAGAGAAAGCAGCTATTAGAGCTAAGCTTGCTGCTCGTTATTGGAAACAAGTATTAGGAGTAGATTGTACCCCTAGTAAATTTTTAGGAGAAGATGTTTTAGAAGTTCCATTTAACCTCCCAGAACCTTTGTTTTATGATACAGATAAAATAGATATTTTGCAAAAAATAAAATCAAAATTCCCTCAAATTCAACTAGAAATTTTAGATTATATTAAATCAAATGAATTTTATGATTATCCTAAATATGAAGTATCAAATGAATTGTATGATGGAGAATTATATAAAAATGATTGGAAAGCAATTCCTTTAAGTGAATTTGAAGAAGAGCATGTTGAATTAACTGAAGATGATGCGGTTAAATCAGAAATAAATAATAAACTTCCTAAAATAAAAGGTTTAATTCCAACTTATAATAAAATAATTAAACAGGGTGAAAAAGAAGGATGGATTAGAAATTCATTTCTTTCAAAATTAAATCCTGGGAGTATTATAGAACCCCATAAAGGATGGTCAAATAATTTTTTAAGATGTCATATTGGTATAGATGTAGATAATGAATGTTATATAACAAAAGAACTCCCCAATTCTGATTTAAAAATAAAAGAAACAAGAACTTGGAAAGAAGGAGAATGGATTGCATTTCAAGATGGAGGTAATTATTTACATTCAGTAAAACATAAAGGAACAAAACCTAGAATAGTATTATCTTTAGATCTTAATTTGGATTATATATTTGAGGGTAGTTATTTAAAATATGCACAAGCACCTTTACGATCTAATTTATATTATAGTTTTACAACTACTATTATTAAAGGAAGACAAAAAACCCCTTCTTTTCCAACTGCTAATTTTAAAGAAAAACCTAATTTAAATTGTGGGTTATATATAGTAGATACTAATTTTGGTAAAGCCCTTTTAATCCATTTCCCCCCTTCTATAAAAAATCCACAACCAACTTCAGTTCATATATTAAACTTTAACAAGGACATATATGAAAAAGAAATTACAATTTCTAACCCCAGAATAATTAATGATACAGAAAATGATGATGTCCTTGTATCTAGTATAGGATTAGGATTTGATAGTCCTTTAATTGAATGTTTTAATAAATTTTGTGAAGAAATATAAATGGTAAACCAATTATTAGTTACATTAGTAAATTCAGTATTGGGTTCGGGTAAAGCTACTGCTCGAAATAACTATGCTTACCATTGTCCTTTTTGTCATCACCACAAACCAAAAATGGAGGTTAATTTAACAGAAAATCGTGAAGGTAAAAACCCTTGGCATTGTTGGGCTTGTGATGTAAGAGGTACTACTATATATTCTTTATTTAAACAATTAAAAGTAGATGTAAGTAAATTTACTGAACTTAAATCACTTGTTAAAACATCTAAATCAATAAAAGAAACACAAGTTGTATCTAGTGTATCATTACCTAATGAATATATTAGCCTAAATAACGTGGATAATAGCGGGATTATGGCTAGACACGCGCTCGCATACCTAAAAAATAGGCATGTGAGTAAATACGATATACTCAAATATAATATAGGTTATTGTAAAGAAGGTTTATATAAAAATATGATTATTATACCAACATATGATATAGATGGTAGATTAAACTACTTTACAGCTCGTTCATTTGAAAAAGAACCATATGTTAAATATAGAAACCCATCAGCATCTAGAGATATAATTCCAAATGAGCATTTAATAAACTGGAATGTACCAGTTATTATATGTGAAGGATTATTTGATGCTATGGCTATAAAAAGAAACGCAGTACCTTTGTTAGGTAAAAATATACAAAGTAGCTTAATGAAAAAGATAGTTACTTCTGTAGTAGATAAAATTTATATTGCATTAGATAGGGATGCAATTAAACAAGCTTTAAAATTCTGTGAACGATTAATGGCAGAAGGTAAAGAAGTCTATCTTGTAGATTTACAAGATAAGGATCCGAGTGAAATGGGTTTCGAAAATTTCACTAAATTAATACAAAAAACAGTTCCATTAACCTATTATGATTTAATGGAGCAAAAACTAGCTTTATGATCAAAAAATCATATAAAAGATTATTAGAAATTTCAGATGATTATCAACAAGTTACAATGCCTGATTCAAGGTATTATAGACGTAATGGTAAATATTACCCATCAGTAACTCATGTTTTAGGTTCTTACCCAAAAGGTAAATATTTTGAAGACTGGCTTAAAAAAGTAGGTTATAGTGCTGAATGGATTGTTAAAAAAGCAGCAGAAGAAGGAACATTAGTTCATGAAATGATTGAAGATTGGTTAAATGGTCAAGAAGTTACATTTTTATATAAAGATGGTAACCCTAAAATGCCTATTCATGTATGGCAAATGTTTTTACGCTTTGTAGATTTTTGGGAGACTTATAATCCAACTCTAATTGAAGCTGAAGTACATTTATTTTCAGATAAGATTCAAGTAGCAGGTACTTGTGATTTAGTATGTGAAATTGAAATAGATGGTAAAATGGAACGTTGGATTATAGATTTTAAAACCTCTAATCATTTACAAACTACTTACGATTTACAAAGTGCAGTATATGCTCAATGTTATGAGGAATGTTTTGGTAAAAAAATAGATCGTATTGGGGTTTTATGGTTAAAATCAAAATCAAGGGGCGAAGATAAATCAGGTAAACGTTTAAAAGGTAAAAATTGGGAAGTATATGAGTCACCTCGTACACAAAAACAAAATATAGAAATATTTACTCATGTTAAAGCCTTATTTGATATTGAAAACCCAAAACCTAAACCTTATACTAATACCTTTAAAACTATATCAAAAAGAAAAATTTAATATTTATAATAAAATATTAGATGGCATTTTTTAGAGGACCAAATATTGCACGTACAGATAAAATTATTGCATCTTATGATGCAGCTTCTAACAAAAGCTATACTACTGGAACCCAGTTTAAGAATTTGATAGATGATAATAATAATTTAACAGTAAACGGTTCACCTACATTTAGTGATGGTCAAAATGGAGATGGATATGGTTATTTTACTATGACATCTAATCAAACAACAAAGTATTTTCAAGCTTCTGCCTTTCCTTTTCCTACTACTGATATTACAATAGAAATATGGTGTAGAACCACAGATGCAACTAAAAATCAGGCTTTAATAAGCTATGCTGTATCTGGAGATAGTAATGAAAACTTATTATTCTATGCAGGTACAAGTAGCCAAAAAATGAATCTTTTTGGACCCGTTGGTTCTATATCTTCTTTTAAAGCTCTTACAGAAAATGCTTGGACCCAAGTTGTTTATACTAGAAAAAGCTCATCAGGAACTACAAAATTATTTTATAATGGTGTTGAAGAATTTTCAACAACTTTAGCAGCGGGAACAAATTTTACAACTAAGGGAACATTAAATTTTGGTCAAGAACAAGATAATGAAGGTGGTGGATTTGATCCTTCTCAATGTTGGATTGGAGATTATTCTATTATTAGAATTTATGATCATGTTTTAGATGTAATTGAAATAGAGCAAAATTACAATTCACAAAAATCAAGATTTGGATTATAATGGGAACATATGGAGGAGCACATATAGTAAGAGATGGATTAGTATTATTACTAGATGTAGCATCTAAATTATCATACCCAGGTACAGGAACAACTTGGTATGATTTAAGTGGGAATAATTTTGATTTTACCATAGATGGAAGTGGACTAACTTATGACCCCTCCCCTAATGTACAAAAAGTCCCTGCTTTTGATTTAGATAATGGAGGAGCTAGTTACTCAGGTACTATTACTAATAATACTACTTGTACTTTTGTATTTTGGATAAGAACACAAGATACCCAAGCATTATTTTGGCAAGGTCCAACTACTAGTTATTATTTGGGTGCATATAGATCTGGTAATAAGGAATACTATGGAAACTTTGGAACTCCAGATTATTACCAGAATACTGTAGAAAAATCAAATATCTACGATAATTTAAGAAATAATGAATGGAATATGGTAGAATTTAAAAATGTAAATATGTCTACTGTTACTGCTAATCATTTTAATCAATATAGTGGTTATACGTTTGGAACAGGTTATATAGGAGCAATTTATATATATGATAGAAATTTAACAAGTGAAGAATCTGCTCAAAATTATAATGCATTAAAAAGTAGATACCGATACGAACCAGAACCTTAAATAAAATATGTATACAGGACCACACATAATAACAGATGGATTA